CCGTGGCGGTGAGGTTCCCGGGGCGCTTCCGGAGGAAGTCTGCGCCATAGTACGCCATCTTCTCCTCGAGGGACGCGAGATCGTCCGCGCCGACCTTCACGGCGGCGCCGGAGTGCTCGAGGTAGTAGAACTTCCCATTCTCGTTCCGGGACGCGAGGACCTTCCGAGGGGCGAGCACTATGTTGTTCGCCTCCTCCGGGGAGACGCCCGAGGCCGCGAGGATCGGGAACCGCGCCACGGTCAGTACGTTCGTGTGATCGGAGCTGGAGCGCCAGTGCGCGAGGTTCAGGTCGACGAGGTCCTCGAGGGGCGGCTTCCCGGTCTGGAGCCCCGTCCGGTCGGCGTAGAACGTCACGAGCGGGATCTCGTCGATCCCGAGCTTCCGCGGAGGCTCGACCTCGACCCACTCCTCCCGCTTCCGCTTCGTCTTCTGCTTCTCCCAGACGGAGACGTAGACGCCGAGCTCCTCGTCGCTTCCCTCCAGCACGCGGTTGAAGACCCGGATCCGACACCGGCTCTCCTCCGCGAACCCGTCCATATAGGTCTCGGTCTCACTGATCCGGACGTGCGTAAGGATCTCCTGGGAGCCGACGTACGTCGATGCCATGAAGATCACGTCCTCTGGGGAGAGGAACGACCAGAACGGCCGAGCACCGTCCCGGAGGTCGTCGGCCCTGCTCCGCTCCTCCGTATCCTCCGCCGTGAACGGGGAATCTATGAGGACGTGGGCGTGCGCGAACGCGAGCCCCTCCTTGAACCAGTCCCGAAGGAATACCGAGAGACCGTTCCCGCGGCTGTCGATGTCCTCCATCATGAGGGCGATCGGCTCCGGGACGTCCTCCCCGAGCTGGACGGGATCGGAGAACGGCCGGCCGACCCAGGAGCCCAGGGTGATCTCGGCCATGTTCAGGAGCGTGGAGTTCTTGAGCCGGTGCTCGTAGTACTTGTCGAGCTCCTTCGGGAACTGCGGCAGGTACGTCTGGCGCTTAGCCCGGAGGGCGTCCGTGCCGGCGAGCAGGGTACGGATCTTGCTCCACTTCGGAGCCATGGCCTCGTATCCGGAGGAGGTCGTCGAGGGGTCGATTCGCGGGTCAGTAGCCATCAGCAGGTTCCCTCAAAGAGACTGAGGTCTCGCGTCCGGAGGTAGTACCGTACCTCGTCGAGGACGTGGTCCTCGGATTCCGTGTCAACGTCGTCGAGGTCCTTCGTACTCCGGGGAGCGACCGGGACCGTTCGGAGGAACTGGGTACAGCGCCGGCAGCAGAATAGACCGGGATGCTCCCGAACCCCCTCGGGACCCGGTACGGCGCCCTTAAGGAACGTCCGGAATAGCTCCCAGCCCTGCTTTCGGCTGCCGGGCGACTTGTCCGCCTTCTCCCAGTATACTCCCTCTCGCTCCATCTCCCCGGCCACGCTCTTCCCGGGCTCGTAGTCGTCGAAGATCGAGCTGTCCGCCGGCCCCTCCCGGACGCGGCGGTCGATCTCCCAGGCGAGCTGCCGCTCCTTGATCCCCGCCCCGATCTCCCGGGAGAGCATCCTGAGCCCCTCGTTCGGGCTCCCCTCGCGCCAGCCGTACCACTCGTAGATCCGGAACCGGTCACCGGGTACGGTCCCGAGGCGCCGGCCGTCGACCTCGATCGGCTCGCCGTTCGACTCGGCCCACCAGCCTACGGAGAACGGCTTCGACTGCCCGTGGTCGTAGCTCCGGCTCAGGCGCCAGCCGGACGGGATCTCCTCCGCCGTAAGGTCCGGAACGACGTGGAACTTCGGATCCCAGACGTCGTCGAACATCCCGCCGGCGACGATGTCCCAGGAGCCCTCGACCCAGGCGGCGCGCTCGCTCTCGTTCCGCGCGGCCTCGGTAACGCGGGCGATGTAGTTCGGCTCCGCGGAGAGAAGTACCTTGTTATCTCGGAGGTTGCTGTGGATCGCCACGCGCTTGTCGACGCCCCCGAGGATCCGGCCAGCGATCTGACCGGGGTAGACCGGGAGCTCGAACCTCGCCTTGACGGCGTTGTGCCCAGGCCCGTACGGGTTCGTCGTCGCGCGGTACTTCCGGGGCATTCCCTTAACCGGGGCGCGGCAGATCGACATCATGCGGAGGTAGCAGTCGAGCGACGGCCACGTCGTGAGCTCCTCCCAGCCGATCCAGGGGTAGTTGTGGCCGTGGTGGTTCCAGTAGTCGTCGACGCGGTTCATGTAGCTGAGCTTCAGCGTCTCGCCGTCCGCGAACGTCCAGGTCTTCGAGCTCTCGTTGAAGCACGCGCTCGGGAATACCCTCGGGAACCACTTCTTCGTCTTCGTGATCACGTCCGAGAGCTGCGGGAACGTCTGCCGGAAGAGCAGCCCCCGCCACTCCCCGCGGTATCCCTGCCCGACGTGCTGGAGGAAGTCCATTATTAGGGCGTCTGTCTTCCCTCCTCCCCGCGGCCCCTCGAGGATCGCCTCGAAGACCGGGCAGCGGAGGAACTGGAGCTGCCCGCCGGGCTGCGGGACCCATGTGACGGCCTGGGAGCAGCCCTCGACCTGCGGCTCGAGCTCCCCGGAGGCGCCAGGGACCCAGGTGACGCGCCGGACGTCCGTCTCAGCGATCATACGTCGAGGCCCTCCTCCGCGGCCTCGACGTTCAGAAGAGCCTCGATCCGCTCCGCGATCTGGTACTCCGCCTCCGTGTGCTCCTCGTACTTCCGGACGATCCGGAGCTCCCGCGCCACGCGGCTGAGGACGGCGTGCGCCGCCGGCCCGTCCTGGTGCAGCTTCAGCTCCTCGCGCTCCTCCGGGACGTCGAATACGAGCAGGACCTTCACGGCAGACGTGCCCCTACTTCCGTCCGGTTGCTTCCCGGTACAGCGCCTCGAGGCGCTCCCGCGGGAGGCCGCGAAGCCGGCCCTCGAGCTTCTTCGCGTCACGGCGCTTCGGGCCGTCGACGAGGTCCGCCTCCGTAGCCGTCCCCCTCTCCGGGCGGGAGAGGGTGGTCCAGTCGCGCTTCATGCGCCGCCAGCCCTGGCGGGTAACGGTGAGGCCGGTGTCGAGGAGCCCACGGCGGAGTGCTTTCGCTCTGCTTCCGCTCATCTTCGTTTTCCCCTGAAAATGCTAATAACCTCGACCGGAACCGCGAACGCTATGAACTGTATCACCGTCCGCCCGTGCTGGAGGGCGCCCTGGTTTACGGCGAAGACCTCCCCGCGCTCGTTGTAAACTGGCCCCCCGCTCATGCCCCGGTACGTCGGGGCGGCGAGGCGGACGAGGTGCTTCAGGTCGACGTCGGGCTCCACCACGTACCCGCGGAGCGGGAGCGGGGTGCGCGCGACGGCGCAGCCCACGACCCAGATCGGTGAGAGCTCCTTCGGGGTGCCCTTCGCCCAGCGGACGGGGGGGAGGCCGTGGTCCTCGACGTAGAGGAGCGCGAGGTCGATCTTCCGGTTGACCTTCTTCACCTTCACGGCGCGGTGCTTACACGGCCGGACGCCGTAGCAGATCCAGCTCTCGCCCTTCTCCGGGACGAGGTGCGCCGACGTCATGAGGTGGTCCTTGTCGATCGCGAACGCGGTTCCGGTGCCGAGCGCGTGCTGGTACTTTACGACGGGTCCGAGGAGGTCGCTGTACTCCGGTGAGGTTCCCGCGAGGAGGGCGACGGTCAGGGCGAGTGTGATCATGGCTACTCCCTTGGTGTTACGACGATCAGGATACGGACGATTATATCACCGCGGCCGCCCTCGACCCGTAGCTCCGACCACGGGGCAGCGGGCGCCGCGTCCAGCATGAGTCCCCCGTCCAGCGGTTCCGCGGTAATGCTCTCGAGCCGAGGGTCCGCGCTCCAGGCCGGCGCCTCCCCGAGCTCCGCGGTCCGGCAGCCGCCTGCGAGCGTCAGGAGCAGAAGCAGCGCGAGAATAGATCGACCCATCGGCGAACAGTCTCCTGTCTCCCCTCCTCGTCCCACCACCGCGACCTCCCGGAGGGGTGAGGGAGAGCGATGCAGGGCCGGTCCCAGGCGAAGAAGATAGTGCCGAACGGCGCCTGCCCGCCGGGCCTCGTCCCGTCCGGGTAGCAGACGCCGGAGTCCCCCGCCCCGTACTGCCCCGCCGTGAAGGCGTCCGTCACGCGGCGCCCCATGAGGAGGAACCGCGGAGCGCCGAGGTCGTCCACGGGCCACTCGGTCGCGAGCTTGAAGGCGTTGTGCCGCGCGAGCGCCGTCTCCCAGGTCCCGATCGTCCGGTCCGGCGGGAGGAGGTTGACCCGGTACCGCGCCACCGCGCCGTACCGCTCGAACCGCGTCCCCGTCGCCCCGCCGACGAAGGCCGGCGAGTTGAGCATGGCGCCTACGGGGTCCGCGGCCCAGCGGAGGCGGTACTCCTGCACGACCTCGAGGGGGAGCCGGGGCAGGTGCTCCCGCTCTCCGACGGCGACGAAGGTACAAGATCCTGGCTCTTGTGTCGTAACCACGTCAGACCTCCTCGTCGTAGATCCGCAGTCCCGGCGCGGCCTCCTCCCGGAAGGTACGGGTGCGGGTCCCGAACGTCTCGCGTCCGAGAATCCGCGCCTCGGGGAGCCCCGGCTCGCGGTCGTGCTCGATCTCGCGCGTGCAGCCGCAGAGAGTCCGCAGGACGATCTTCACGGCGTCTCCCCTCTCAGGTCCCGATGATCCGGTACCCGTTCTTCGAGAGGAAGTCGATCGCGGCGATCCCGGTGTGAATCATGGGGATCCGGACGACGTTCCCCTCGACCACGGCGCCGAGCTCCCGCGCGGTCTTGATCGCGGCGAGGAGCTGCGCACTCGCCTCCCGGGTCGTTACCTGCACCCGCCGGCCCTGCTGCTCCTCCGCTGCCATGCTCTGAACCGTCCCCCCGAGGTACGGCTGAGGGGCCGTCGCCTCCTGGCGCCTGGTCTGCCGGCTGTCCGGGTAGACAGGCGCCTTCCCCGGCTTGACGTTCTCTGGGGTGATCTTCTTGGTGGGTTGCTTCTTCTCTGACATCTGGGGTCCTCCGCGCTGCTCGTCTCTCTACGGCGATTGCTCTGTACGCCTCGATTATATCACACGCCCTCGCCCCCTGGAAGCTGGGATCTTAGGTACGGGACCACGGGGCCGAGCCAGCGCCGGGGCTCCGCGGAGGTCCAGCGCCGGCCGCGGCGGGAGAGCTCGAACCCGCGCCACTCTCCAGAGAAGTAGTCGATCGCTACGCCGAGGACGCCGGCCTCGTTCTCCGCCACGCAGCCCCTACCCGCGGTCGACCCCTTCATCGTCCCCGTCCTCCGTCGGCGGCGGGAGCTCCGCCCCGGTCTCCTCAGACCAGTCCTCGATCGAGGGCGCGACGCCCGGGACGATAAGCACGCCGCCGCGGACATTCACGTCGGCGCTGATCTTGTCCCTGAACTCCGGGTTCGTCTTCTTCAGGAGGAGCTCCAGGAGGCGGTCGGACGGCTTCCGCACGGTGGCGACCTGGTGCCCCTTGTAGAAGACCGGCTCCTCGACGCCCAGGGTGGCGCGGCGAACAGCCTCTTGTTCGAGGCGCTCCGCGAACTGCCCTCTCGCGTCCCGGAGCCTGGCCTCGAAGTCGGGGTCCATGCGGCGCCAATTCTGTACTACGGACCAATTTAGCCCAGGTACGGCGTCGACCGCGCGCATGATCACTCCGAGCTTCGAGACAGCCGCAAGGTACAGCTCCTTGTCCCTCTCCGTCTCCGCCGGCGTCCTCTGCTTCCGGGTCACCTTCGTCGGTTTCGTCGGCTTGTTAGTATCTTCGCTGCTCATGCGTCGATTTTACCACACGCCCAGAGGGCGGGCGCGCCGGCGGCGTGAGAAGTACGGCGCCGCACTTCTAAACACCCTCACCACTTTTGGCAGTCCGCCCCTCCCGGCTGGTCCAGAGATCAGGCTGGTCCAGAGCTGGTCCAGCCCCGGGTCCAGTCATAAGTCCAAGTGTGAACTCATGGTCCAATGGTCCATTACTTTTTTAAAAGTTAGAGAGAACTATATACCGGAACATTAAAATGGGAAAATGGGAACGGGACGCGCTCTCAGAAAAAGTTTTCAAAAAACGGCTGGACCATTGGACCACTGGACCATCGCCCCTCCTGGGCTGTGAGCGCCGATTCTTGGTCCAGGTGGTCCAAAGATCCGGCGTGGACCGCTCCGAGACCGGCTGTCACTGTGGCAGTCCGGCGGTCCAGCGCGGGCGGACGACGATTCTCCGGGAAAGTGTATCGAAACCATACACTTGACGAGAAGTGTATCGAAACCATACACTTTCTGATCGAGTCCCCTTACCCAGGGTCCCGGACTGCTACCGGTCATCGGTCAGTCACTACCGTTCTACGAAATTTACGCAAATCTCTCACGAGGGGGGCGCGTCAAGGCGCGGCCGTTCTACGAAATTTACACAAATCTCTCACGAGGGGGGAGGTCTGCAATTCGCTTCCTGCTTCAGCGACTCATGACTAACAGACCGGCGTACGGCCAGTCTGCCGCCAGAGGAATCTCCACAGGCGTAACTTTCCGCAGAACTTGCGGTAGGGTAATCTTCAAGATTTTGAGCTGCATTCACGTCACGATCATGAACGACCTTG